ACGCGGTCTCGGATGGCGCCACGTCCTCCATGCGCCCCCCTGGTTCCACGCCAGATCCCACCGTCAATCTCGATGGCCGTCTTGCTCGCGAGGTGCGCGAAATCGAACGTGTACTTGCGACGGTCCAGTGGCCTGTGCTGGAAGACCAGGTCGTGGCCCTTCTGGGCGATCCAGCGCAGCAGGAACTGGCGCTCGGCCGACGTGGCCTTGGGTGGGATCGTGTTCATTCCAAGTCCCTCCTGACAGCCCACTGGGGACGCCGCACGACCGTTGGCTCGGATCGCGTGACCCACTCGCCCGTCAAGGCCGCCGTCGCGATCTTGTTCAGCAACTTGCGGTACTTCCGGCGTCCAACCGCGATCCAGTCGGGATCCATCGGGAAGGCGCGCGCGATGAACGGGGCCGACGATTCGACCACAAAGAACCAGAACTGGTCGCGTTCGATGCCGGGCTCAACCCCGTTGAATCCGTCGAGGTAGAAGGCGGCTTGGATGTCGTACCCAAGCTCCTCGGCCTGGTTGGCGAACCGCTCCGGCGTGCAGTACCCAGCCCGGATCGTCTTGATGTCGGCGAGGGCCCGTCCGGCGTCCGGCAGGATGTCGACCAGACCCTTGAGCAGCATGCCGGTGTCGGGCTCCTGCCAGAACCAAGCGCACTCCTTGGAGCACGCGGCCGTCGCGAGTTGGTATTCCGGAAGATCACGGAGCGCCTGCCGCATCCCGATGATCCGGCCGTATTCCACGTGCGTCAGGACGAGATCCCGGTCGCCAGCCTGCTCGATGGCCCTACGACCCTCGCCCGAGCTCCTCGACAGGCCCTTGCCCAACACGACGTAGCGGCGGCAGAACGTGTCGAACGAGGCCTCGGCCGCGTGGAGCGCGGTCCCGAGCTTCATGGCGGCCGTCACGTCGTACTCGTCGTCCTGCTGATCCACCATGATGCTGGCCCTGTAGGCCTGCAGGCTGTGGATCGCGATCTTGAGTCGCGACTGGTTAATGCCCGAGGCCGCACGGTACTCGGCCTCGGGCATCCCACGGTAAAGTCCGGGGTTCACGGCGAGATGCTACTGGGTTTTGAGCATCTCGAGGAAGTCGTCGAGCGACTCGACGATGAGGTCGACGTGCTCGGTGTTCAGGTCACCAAAGTCCTTCCAGGACGGATCAGCCTCTCCGACCACGCCAGCATCCAGCATGACGCGGATCACGTCGGCGAAGCCCTTGCCGAGCTTCGTGACCTCCGCCTTCAGCTTCTGGGCGTTGGGCGAAAGCACGGGTTCGGGCGGCGGCGGAGGCGTGGCGGGAGCCTGCGGCGGATCATTCCGCTTCAGCGCGCGCTTCGGCTTGGCGGCTGTGGTGGCCGGAACCTCGGGGGTGGCGGCCGGCTTCTCGGCCGGAGGCTGGACGCGCGGATCGGGCGTCACGGTGGTGCCGTCGGGCGCGTGGACGCCCTGCGCCGACACCGTGTGGCCCGGAGGAATGACCGAATCCTTCGCGGGAGCCAGCTTCTCGGCCGCCGGCTTCTCGGGCTTGGCGGCGAACGCGGTCTCGACCGTCTGGGTCGTGGCCTCGACGTCAGGGAACGCGTCCTCGATCGTGAGGGCCCCATCCCGAATGGCCGTCCCGAGCCCGATGAGCGATCCGAGCTTCTCGAGGTCGATCTCCTCGAGCACCTTGACGCCAACGGCCGCGAAGATCTTGGCGCGCAGAACTCCCAGCACCTCGAGCCGCTTCACGACGGCCTCGCGCCGCTGCGCCAGCGACTTGGCGTCGCCGGCCGCCACGAGCTTGGCCTTATCGAGGACGGGCAGCACGACGGAGCGCGGCACGATCTTGAAGACAGCGTCGCGGAGGGCAATCGCACTGCCGGCGTTGGCCGCCAGATTGATGTCGTCCTCGTCGGGCGCGTCCTTCGACTTCTTCTTGGTGATGCGGCGCCGCTTCGACATCCGGATCGCCACGTTGGACTCGAGGTCGTGGATCGCGGCCTCGATCTCGACCGTCGGGTTTGGCCCAAGATCAACCGACGTGATGCGGGTGGCGGCCCGGAGGTTGCCCCAGCACCCGAGCGCGATCTCGGCCATCCGGATGGACGGCCCCTGGATGGCCTTCCCGCCGCGCGGGAGCGTGTAGAAGCAGGAGGCTGCAGTGTCAGGGTCCATCGTCGCGATAGACTCCATCTTGTTCTTCGCCCTCACGACGTCCCGGGGGTAGCGATGCGCCGTCGCGATCTGGAGATCGATTTCGGCGTGGTCAACACGAGCTGGCAGCACCTCGATGGGTGCCTCGACAAGGGTTTGTTCAGTGTCCATTGGAGGACGCGATCAAACACCATGTCGGGACATCGGGTCAAGAAGTATTGCCAGAATCTGGCGCTATCTGCGCGATCTGAATGTTGCCTCCCGGCTGGTTCTCGATGACGAGCGGGGTGCCTGGCGTAAAGGCGGTGGCCACGGGCGAGGCAGGCTTGTCGGGCGGCGACATCTTGACCGACTCCAAGATCGCAACTCCCTGCAGTCCAACAGCCTTCGACGCTTCCGTGATGGCCTTCAGGACGTTGAGGTGAAGCTCGGGCGTTTCCTGAACGATCGGGTTGTCGAGCAGTTCGCTCAGGCGGTCGATCGCGTCGTGGGCCGAGGCCGTCGAGAAAGCCAAGACGCCCCTCCCGAGGTGTAGCGCGCCATCTGCCCCGACCGATCTTCCAAGCTCCGTGAGGGCCCGGATGCGCGGCATCTTAATGACGGTCATGCCGGCCTCCCGGCACGACTTCTCGGCCAGCTTGGAGGCGAAAGGGTTACGGGTTTTGCTTGGCGTCGCGGCTGGCGGCGTCGGCGCCTCCATCAAGGGCATTGGATTCATGGGGTCTCAGGTGATCGGGCCATCCGGACGCATCATATCCCTGCTCGCGCAGGTAGCAGTCCTTTTCTGGAAGCCTCACGGCAACCGGAAGATAGCACCAGCATCCCAGCGTGCGGTCAGGCTCCACCATCTCGCCCGGCGTCCCGCACGTCTGGAGTGCCGGGCAGTACAGCGGGCACTTCAAGCAGATCGCCAGCCGCTCGCTCGAGATAGCGGTAGCGGGTATCCGCTCCCCAGAAATCCCAAGGACTCGCCAAGCTCCCCGAGCCCCCCACCACAACCTCTCCATCGCGGACTTCCGTGGGAGTCGCCTGACCAAGTGAAACGCCGAAACCATCGCCGCCATCACGAATCCGACCAGCAGCCTGACCCTCTCCCAAGACCTCTTCACGCACGAGTCTATGGATCAATGGCATTCCGTTGGCAACGAGGTTCGACCAGCGCAGCATGTAGTCCCTCGGCCCGAGCGACGCCAGGTGGTTCGACTCGACTTCCCGAACCGACGCTTCCCACGAGGCATCCTGCTCGACCACCACGTTCCATCGGTAGATGGCCGACAGCCGCTTGCCCACCAGCCTGCCGGCCACCGCCATCATGTCGCCGGACGTCAGCAGCCGGACGATCCGCTCGGCCTCGTAGCGCCAACGCTCCCGCCAGTTGGGCGCGCGGTACAGGTGGCGGATCCACTGGGCCCTGCCGAGCAGCAGGCGCATCCACTGGCGCCGGAACGGGAGGGCCGCGATCTTGATGCACCCCATGTCGATCATGCCGCCGGACAGCAGGTATGCCGGGATGGCCCGGCAGATCGCCATCCACACGACCCGCATGTACTCGATGGGCGCCGGCTGAAAGTTGCGGTGGACGTACTGGAGGAAGTCGTCGGCATCGGCGTGCGGTCGGGCCTCGATGGTCTCGGGATCCCGGCGCGCGGCGGGGCGGCTGGGCCACCGGACGTATCGATCGGGCGTGATGCCCTGAGCCCGGCGCGCAACGGCACGCAGCGAGTCCCACGTCAGGATCCAGCCATCAACCCCGCACAGATGCTGCAGGGGCGCGAGCGTCTCGGCCAATGCGTCGCGCTGATCGCGCGCCATCAGGATGCCGGGCCGGACCCGCACGACCAGCGTGGTGCCCGATCCGAACTCGTCGATCAGGATGGGGAGCGACCAGTCGCCACGCTCCAGCACCCAGAGCTCCGTGTCGCGATCGGTCCTCGGGATGTTCATCGGATCACCCTGGTCTGTTCGACCATCAGGCCGGACGTGGCGCGCGGGGCCTTTGGGGCCTGCTGGATGGGGCATTCCATCGTGAGGGCGTAGCTCCACGCGTCGAAAAGGTGGCGGCACGGGTCATCCGATAGGATCGGGTCGTACTCGTCGCCCTTCTTCAGCTCCCGCAGCATCGTGTTGCTGTGCGGGCAGTACGCGGACTGCCAGACGCGACGCTCGCCAAGCAGCCGGCGGCTAAGCAGGAGCCGGTTCTTTACGGATCCAGGTCCCTTCGTGACGGGCTGGAGCAGGATTCGGCCACCGGATGCCTGCCGGACCAGAACGGCGTCGTACGTGTTGCCGGCCGCCCGGTATCGAACGAACGCGCTCGTGTCGGACCAGTGGCGCCAATGGATAGGGAACCTTCCATGCTTGGACTGCATGTGTCGCTCCCAGTAATCCATCTTGTCCATCGCGCGCTTCGTGACGGACTCGATCGAAACGCGCCTACCAACAAGCTCAATCTCATCGAACTGACCGTAGTGGAAGAGATTGTCTGGCCCGAGCCATCCGTAGAAGAAGCAGACCGCGTGGTTCACGTCACCCAAGTCCCACCCGGTGAAGAAACTGATGGCCTCTGGACCAGGCTTGATGATCTTCCAATCGGCCTTGTCGGCCACATCGATCGTCCCGATGACGTTGCTGGGCCCGAAGACGTCAGCAAAGTGCGTCTCGCGCACGTCATCGACCCACTTGCCAAGCACCATTCGATCAAACAGGTCCGGGTCGTACTCGAACATGGCGTAGAGCTCGAGCTTCTCGGCCTCTGGAAGGAGCGTGTTGCTGTCGAGTGGAACTTGGATGCGGCGAAACAGTGCGCTGTACGTCGGGTTCTTCTTGGGTTCCTCAGTCTGATCGGTGTGGGGGAACCAGACGCGCGCAATCCAGTGCTTCCGGCAGTTCGCTGGAGGATTGCAGTCCGCGATGAGCTGCCATCTCTCGGGTGGAACCGTCAGGCTGCGGAGCTGCTGCGACAGGATGTTGAACAGGTCGCGATCACGGTCCGGATTGGACGGCGAGATGATCTGGTCGGCCTCCGAGATGTAGATGTGGCTGAATCGCGCGCCTTTGAACTTCTCCTCCGCCTCCTCGGGGCGCTCGCACGAATGAAGCTGAAACTCACTCTCACGTCCGTCGTGGGATCGGACCTTGAAGTACGGCATCTTGGACGCCGAGTTCAGCCTGGGCTCTACCGTGACGGAGAATCCGATGCCCGACTCGCACCATTCCTTCACGACCGAACCGACGAGATCTCGCCACACCCCGATCTCCGCGTTCTTGAGCGTCTTGCACACCACCGCGATGACCGACTCGGGGCATTCCCACGCGATTCGGCACAGCCGATGCAGGATGCTGAGCGTCTTGCCGCAGTTATGGTGGGGAACTCCATCCGAGATGTACGAATGGCTCGATTCAACCTCGATATCACGAAGCGCCGAATCGACGCATTCTGCAGACTCCCACCGAACCCATCGATCGGAAGCCGAAAGCCGGTCAAGCGTTCGATCTTGAAAGAACCCCACGAGCCTATCCATGTCGGCCCTTGACGGGCTGTACTTCGTGGACTTGTAGAGCCACTTGTTCGATCTGTGCCAAGCCCTCGTCGCGAACTTCTCGCCACCTCGCTTGCCCTTGAACTTGGCCCTCTTGAGACGCTTTACGTGCTCCTTAAGGCAGGACGGGAACCCGTACATCGTCCTTCCTTTTCCGGTGATCACATCACGAATGCGATCTCGCTTTCTTGAGCACGCGAACCCCACGACGCGCGCAAACTCAACCGCATCATCCCCGTAGATGTTGATTCCGTGATATGTGTCCTCGTGCGGCTGCTTTGCGTTTGTGCATCTTGCCTTAAAGATCTTGCGCGTGCAGAAGATTCCAAGCCTCAGCAGGCAGGTCGCCACGTCGCGAGCCAGTCCCTCGGACTTGGATGTCCACGATATGCATCCATTCTTCTCAGCGCACCCGTCCGTATCGAACAGACCCATCAGGTATGACGCGATGACATCCAATCCTCCCGACATGATCCATCCAGGTATGCGCTTGTAGTCCGACGTGCAGTTCAGACCGCCTCCATCCATTATCCGCTGCCTGAGTCCATTGCAGTTGATTATCCGATAGTCGATCGGACCAAACTGAACAACGTCTGCCGAAAGCTCAAAGCACGCCCGCTTGACGAGTCTAACAACATCCAGATCTCCCTTCGTGAACGTGATGCTTCTGCTCCGACCCTTGTCGTCGTTGATGTAGGTCGAACCGTCGCCTGTAAGCGCACCAAAGAACCACGTCTCGATGTTCTTTGGATCGATCCGCTTGTCCGGTTGGGCAATCTCCTTTGGCTTCACGACCGGCGACCAGATCTTCTGGCCAACCGCGATGCGCCTCTGGATCTCGCCAGCCTCAACCCAGCGCACGGATGGTCCGAACGGAGTCTCAACACAACACCAGACCGGATGGTTGGACGACACCGTAACGTCGTGGCCAGCTTCGGATGTGAGCCTGATGGCGTCACGGCTGTCGCGCCACCAGGCGCCAACAACCCTGCATGAAACGACGCTCCCGCCGTCCGAAAACGCCAACACCTCATCCCCAACCTCCAGAAGCTCGATTGGCTTCGTTCCGTCCGGAGTCCACACCATTGTGCCGGGTGCGGCGCATCGTCGCGGCCCGTCTACCAAGAGGAACTTCTCGGTCGCGTTGAAGATCTCGACGCCCTTCGTTGGCGTGAGCGTCGGATACCATCTTCCATCGGGTAGCCGCATGTTTGTGTTGATTTCTGGCGCAATCTGATGGAGAAAGCCATCACGAACGTGAACAGCCTCACTCTCTCGACCGATGGGCTCGACGAACAGCTGGCGGCGCTTCAACCCGGGGACGAGTGTTATGTCCGGTGTCGCGTCAAGGTGACGGAGAACGACGGAGGGCAGATCTCAGGTGACGTTTCCGAGTGCAGTTACGACGGATCGTGCGACGGGGAGGAATCTGAGCAGGAGGACGAGGGCCCCGAGGTGGAGGGCGACGAAATGCCCAAGGGTGAGCCGATGCGCCGGCCCGTGAAGGGGCGCCATGGCATGCGTCCCGGAGGCATCGTCATCATGCTGGGGGGCAAGTGATCGACATCAAGCACATCGAGTCGATCGGCGGAACGCGCAAGGCGTTGCGACCGATGTTCGAGACGCCCAAGCCGGGCAAGAAGATCCGCGAGCTGCTCGACCTCTCGGAGGCCAGGTTGCGCGACGGCATGAACAAGTGCCTTCGCGACGCCCGCATCTTTGACGCCATCGACGCCGCGATGGACGTGTGCAAGCGCCAGATAACCTTCACGTTCGTGGCTGACCTGATTGCCAAGGGGCAGTCCGGCGAACAGGTCATGCTGGCGTGCAAGGAGTGGGGCTACACGCGCGACCTCGACTGCATGATGGTCGACTGCATCGACAAGGAGGGAAACGTCGTCAAGAATGCGGACGGCACGAACCGCCAGAAGCTCGATCTCCCGACTTTCTTCCATGTCTTTGTGCCGCTTGCATTTGGATACCTTTCGTTGAGGTCCAGCAAGCTGTTCAACGACCGCCATCAGTACCCGTTCCTGACGTACAGCCCGATCAAGCAGACGGGCCTCGAGCGAGCACGCGCCAAGCTCCTGACCGCAAGGGCCCAGCGCATGGTTTCGGAGATGGGGTACGTGTCGGACGTGCGGCAGGGCATCTACCGCACGCTGAAGCATGGCCGGTGCATCTGGCTTCCGCGCGAGCCATACTACACGGAGTACCAGTATCCGGGCGGCAAGAAGGAGGTGGAGCGCGAGGGCATCCGGTGGGAGCAGTTCCATCCGTCGCGGTGCTTCTTCGACGACACCTACCGGCTCAGCTCGCTCAACACCGACACGGGCTCCCAGTTCGTCGGCGGATGGTCTGTCCGGAGATGGTCTGAGGTGTCGTCGGACAAGACCCTGTGGAACCGGGATCGGGTTTCCCGCCAGTATCCTTCCGAAGTCGTGTCGGCGCTCCGATCCTACCGGATTGGCCGCGAGTGCATCATCGACTTCCCGATGCCCACCACGACCGGCATGAAGGATGACCGGCAGGAGAACGCCTTCTACCTTCCAACCGACTCGGCCGACCAGCCCGTCATTCAAGCCCCCCTCTTCCAGAAGATCGTGCCGAAGGAGTGGGGCCTCTATCCGTACAAGGGGCCCGTGTGGCACCGATTCCTGTTCGGCGGATGGGGCACCGTCATGTCGGTTGACCCGTGGGCCTACGCTCCCGGCATTGCGTTCGAGGGCGACGGAGACCAGGACATGTCGGTCCCGACGAGCTTGGCGCTCCAGATCGTTCCGTTCCAAGATCACCTCACCAACCTGTTGGTGCAGTACATCTTGGCCGTTAAGGGGAACCTCGAGAGACTCGTCCTGCTCAACGCCGACTACGTCGACAAGCCGACCCTCCAGCAGCTCACGAACGTCGGATACCAGTGGTATGGCGCCACGCGGTACGTGCCGTACAGCGAGCGCGAGCTTTCGGCGACCGGCGTCCAGCCCGGCCAGCTCTTCACCAACATCCAGCGCGAGCCCCAGAACGTCTCGGAGATCGCGACCCTCATCAACAACCTGCTCGCCATGATGGAGCGCATCTTGGGCTTCTCGGCCCAGGAGCTCGGTCAGGCGGCGGCCCACGCTCAGACCTCAATGGAGGTCCGGATCGTCGCGACGAACTCGGGCGAACGCCTCCGGACTACTGGCGCGTGCATCGACGAGGGAATCTGGGCCCTGAAGGACCGCATTTATCGCGCCATCATGGCGTATGGATCCGATGAGGTGTGGGCCGAGGTGGCTGACCTGACGCTCGACGACGTCAAGGAACTGAAGGATCTGGGCTACGACGTTGGCGAACCGAATCCCCAGACCGGACGACGTGGCGTAACGGGCAAGAAGGCCAACATGGAGCTCGATGGATGGGCATCCAGGCGGGATGGCGAGGATCTGATGCGCGATCAGGACATCGCGAACGCCATGGTCTCGGTCTTCCAAGCCGTCGCCAGCAATCAGGTTCTGGTTGATCGCGTTGGGCCGGACATCGTGGTCGACCTGTTCAACCAGATCCTGCGGTACGCGGGCGTTCCGGACGACTACCGGCTCAACATCGCGCGGGCAACTGGAAAGAAATTGACCACCCCCGGAAAGCCCGGGGATCCAGCTGTCGATCAGGAGGCCCAGCAGCCATCCGTCACGCCGGCCGACATGCAGGCCGCCATGCAGGCGATCGGCCAGAAGCTCCAAGAGATCACGCAGGGATCGCAGCAGAACGACGCCAAGCTGGCCGAGGCCATCGCGCAGTTCCGCCAAGAGGTCACGGCCGTCGTGCAGAACCTGTCGACCAAGGATTCGCAGCACGAGCAGGCCATCATGCAGTCGCTCCAACGTCTCAAGCTCCTCTCTGACAATGTTGCAGCAATCGGACAAGCCATTACCGGCCAACAGGCAGCGCCAGCTCCTCCAATGCCTGGCGCATGAGGGGATGGGCGTGCTGATCGAAGTCCTGACGGCCGAGCGTGATGCGCTTGCCGTCCAGATCGGGCAGTCTGCTGCGCGCGGCGAGTCCTCTACGGACGGTCGCGTCGTGCAGCTTCCGATCGACGCTCCGTCGTCCAAGGCCCACCGCCGGGCTCGCAACATCACGATCGTGCTGGATGAGCTGAAACGCGTCCAAGCACTTGACCGCCACACCATTGCCGCCCTAACCCAAGTCACCCATGAATCAGGACGAGACACCGAATCCGAGTCTTGAGTCGCCCCCATCCGGGGCCGCGCTCGAGATCGAGAAGCCGGCCATCACGCAGGAACCGCCCGAGCGAACGCTCGACGAGGCGGCCTTGGCGGCCAGCATGCAGCTGTTCGAGCGCGCCATCGGGAAGCCGAAGGCGAAGGAGCAAGATGACGCCTCCGATCAGAACTCCGACGAGAAGGAGGTTGAGGCCGAAAAGGTCGAGAAGGCCGAGGAGCCCGAGAAGCCAGTCGAGAAGCCGAAGCCGGCCAAGCGCGCCGCGTCAAAGCCTTCCGACAAGACTGAGAAGCCTCCGGAGAAGGCGGATGAAAAGGCGCAGCCACCCGCTCCAGCCAAGGGGCCGAAGCGCGCCCCGACCAAGCCGGAAGTCGACCCGGTCGAGATCGCGGAGGCCGCCGCCCGTGGCGTCGCCGAGGCCATGCGTTCGTCGGGCCGCGAGAAGCCGGCCGAGAAGCCGGACAAGCTGGAGCCCGAGATCAAGCCGGAAGACCTTCCGGAGGATTACGCTGAGTACTTTGAGGCCCTCGATCTGCTGCCCAAGATCGATCCCAAGTATCAGGGACGCAACCTCAAGCGTGAGCTTGCCGAGGCCTCCAGAAAGGAGATGTCGTATCGCAAGACCTGGGAGAAGAAGAACCCGGGCGAGACGTTCGATCCTGACGCGGCCGATCACGCCGAGTTCTACGCCACCATCCAGCCGGCAATCAAGCCGTCGGATCTTCGTCGGGCGGATCGCGAGCTCATCCGCCAGCGCGCCACGGAAGACGCGGAGCGCAGCATCGAGCAGAAGATCGGGCCCGACATCCAGGCGTTGAGATCCCAGCGCGCCATCCAGCAGATTGCCCCGGCTGTCGATCGCGCCCACCGCACCATCGTGAACAGCATCGCGGAGGGCATGGGCGGCGATTACGCCAAGGCCATGTCCGAGAGTCCCGAGAAGTTTCGAGAGCTCATCGAGCAGGATCCCGAAACCCAAGAGGCCGCCATCCAGATCGGTGGCATTGCGGAGGCTGCCATCGAGCAGGCCGCCTCGTTCCACGCTGGAGTTGAGCGCCCCGACAAGGCCAACCCGAGCCACGCTCGATTCTTCGGATTCATCGACGGACTCGAGGAGGCTGCGGCCAACGGAGACATCGAGCCTCCGGAGATCAAGGGCCGCCAGTTCGTAACGCGCGAGGCGTACCTGGCTATGTCGCCACGTCAGCAGGCAAGATCGTGGACCATCGCTCACTTTGAGGAGTTCCCCCAGCTCCTCGGGGCATACGCCAAGACTAGGATTCGTTCGAAGATCGACGAGAGCGAGCGGCGAATCGAGGCCATCATGAAGCGACGTGGGTACGCCAAAGTGTCGAGCGAGACGCCAAGCAAGCCCGACAAGAAGGGCCAGGAGAAGGCCGTCGCGAAGCCTGATGACGATGATGATCCGGATCCAGCTCCAACCGTTGGGAGCCGCGACTCCAAGCGTATCAAGCCGATCTCCGACAACGATCCTCCGGTCGGTGTATCTCCGGACCTCTGGAACCGCGCATTCCGGAAGGTTGTCTAGCGCGCGTTGGTCACGTGTGCGCCCGGCTCTACGGAGCCGGGTTTTTTGTTTCGACACCCGGAACCCATGCGAAG